AATGTTTACCAGCAATGTATGCACGGCTGTTATAAACTGGAATTTCGATCTCTTCGAATGTTAAGTTTGGACGAGTAATGTCCATAACTTGTTTAGTTAATTCTGTACGGGGAGTAGACACACCAAGATTCTCAAATAACGCACGGAAGCGATACTTTAGCTTGGGCATTAGCAAGCCCTGTGCAGATGCTGATTGATCACTGTCTAATGGTACAGTAAATTTTGTTAATGATGAAACGGACATGTGTCGTGTCTCCTATAATATATGTTAAAAGTATTTATCTATTCTGGGCCACAAAAAATGGGGGGTATACGTTTTACCCCCCATTAATTTCATTATTCTTTGTGCTTTAAACAGCGTTTGCTGAGGCTACGTTACCTGCTCCAATTTCACCTGTGTTCTTTAGGCGAATCGGAATAAAGATAAATTCAGCAGCCTTAACTGGCTCAATTGCAACATCAACATATAGTTCGTTGCGATCAATTCTTGTTGCTGTGTTATTTGTTTCATCACAAACTACCAAATAGTCGTAAATGCCACGCTTTGCAACCAAGTCGTTCATAATCTGTTCAACTTGCTCTTTAAGCTCATCACGTGTAATCTTGTCGTTTGGCTCAAACACATAACCTAGTGCTGTTGCTTGTAATTGACCACGTAAATAACCAGCCAAGCGTGATACGTTAATACGATCCAGTGAACTTGAAGTTGCTGCACGGGTCTTGTTACCGTAGTTCATTAATCCAACACCATTAAAGAATGTAATTGGGTTAACTCTATTAGTGTAAAGTGTATCACGTAGTGATTCTCTAACGTTGTCTACAACAAACTCACCAGTTGCACTGTTGATGTAACCAATAGCACTGGCATTGTCAACTAGTCCACGGCGTGTTCCTGCTGGAGCAAACCATGGGAAGCTCTGATCATCGCTTCTAGCAATGGTTCTTAGCGCCATGTGACTTGACGGAACAACAATAGTGTTACCACTGAGGTCGTTTGTCTGACCAGCTGGATAAAATACACCTAAGTAAGGATCTGCACTTGTCAACCCGTCTTCACTGTTGTCTGTTACTGCTGAGGTATTGCTTGCCCAGTTTTGGATTGCAGTACTAGTAGCAGCAAGTCTCATGCTTGTGTCACCTACAACAAACGCTGTGTTGCGTCTATCGTTATTAAGTGATACCATGTTATTAATTAGTTCTGGATATCCAGGTGCTGCAATAATGTTAAAGTTACGTGCATCTTCCCTGAGTGCTTCACTGTTATCAATAGCTGATTTCAAACCTGCAACAACAATTTTACGAACAGCCTTGCGTCCCATATAAGGACTACCGTCATCTTTGTTGCCACTTACTGATACCCACGCATCCTTTTCTGTTGGAAGTGTTGGGTAAAGTGTAGTGTCACTGAAGTTTGTTCTGCTAAAGTGGTTGCTACGGAATTCTTTCACGTTGTATGAACTACGTCGTGTGTTGAATAGTAACATGCCTCTTGGATATAAACTAGCATCTGGTACATCAATGTCAGTAACATCGCTGGTTAACAATGCGACTGTTGTTGTAAGTGTGCCAGTAACTACGTCTGTAGTTGTGTCGCCCATAAAGCGAGCATCAGCAAACAAGATACCATCTTCAGTTGTTTGGTCTGTTTTATCGACTAATACCCAACGGTTTTCACTGTCTACAACCTGGTAACGATAAAGCATTGGGTAGTTTTCCAAATCACCAGTGTCGATCCACAAATCACCAACTACTAGTGCAGTTTCGTCAATTTGTGTGGTAGGCTCTGTTGCAGCAAAAATAACACCAGTTGAATCAGTGTTGCTCAAATCATAACCACGAGCATCGCTTGTTACATTCTGATAACCTTTCCAGTTTGTGCCGTCGCTGATCATAATATCAGCTTCTGTACCGCCATGATACCAACTACGTGTGTTAAGTGGATCTGAACTTGGTGCAGTACTACTTGCAGTGTAAGTAGGTGCAACCCAGTTACTTAGGATTAAGTTACTGTCGTTACCTGCTCTAACTTGCCCAGTTGTGATTGCAGTACTAAATCCTGCATCAGCTACTGGAGTACCACTGGTGTCTTTAAGTACAACAGTGCCACCAAGTGCATGTGTGATTTGCAAATAACCTGAACTAGTTACACTTGCGCTAACGTTTGCTACACCAGCACCAGTAATGTCAGCAGCAATATCTGCAATGCCTGTTCCACTGGTTGTTACTGTAACTGCGGTTGAAAGTGCAGTGCTGTTTGCAACACTAGCTTGGATTGTAAATGTGTCACCGCCTGTAATTGGAGCGGCTGCATTTACTGTGCCAGTAACATCCATTGCGCCAGTTGCATATCTGCGGAACAATTTAAAAGTTGCCGTGTCATTTTCAGTAACATCAAACTGCATGTAATAACTTCCAACAGCAATTGCTTTTCCGCCAGTTGCATCAAGGTTTTTGTTTGCAGTGCGATCGTTTTCATAAAGTGGAACACTTACGCTTTCAAACTGTGCAGTTGTTGAGCTATAAACACTAGCATCAACAAGTGCGCCTAGGTTACTTGAAGTTGTCTTAACCCAAGTACTGCCTGCTGGACGCGGTGTTGTGTCTGTGCTCTTCCATTCTGGAACAGTGTAGTGTGCGCTCTGCTGGATGAGAGGACATGCAAATGTTCCTGCTGTTAATCCAGTATCTGTTAGGATTGTTCCGTCACCGGCAACAAGTAAAATTTTACCATCAACTGTTGAACCGTCACTAGTTGCTGAACTAGTAGCATAAATTTCAATCTTGTTATCAACTGCAGATGCTGTAACACCAGTAATAGAGGCGTTTACAATACTTGATGCAAGTGCAGTAACAGTTGTTCCACTAAGTGTAACAGTTGAGCCGTTAATTGTAATAGTGTTGCCGTTTGTTAATGTTGGGCTTGCTACTGTGCCGGCAGTTGTTGGCCAGCTCTGCTGCCAGCTTGCGCTACCAACTAGTACCCACGCATTGCTACGGTTTTTGTAGTATACTGGATTGCTTGTGTTAGTTGCTACAATAGCATAGCTACCAATTGTTCCAATCGATGCTTTAGGAATACCGCCAGATAAATCGTCAGTGCTAGTAATAACTGTTGGAACCTTGTTTGTAAATGTGCCAGCTGTCTGACTCCATTCGAAAATTCCCCAACGGCTATCACTGCCAGTATCTAACCAAACAACACCGTTGTTCGGAGTACCAAGTGGTCTGCTAGTGCTTGATGTTAGCTCTGCTAAGTCAACATCTGCACGGGTTACATAAACTCGGTTACTGGATCCTAGAAGGCTATAAGCAGCCATCAATCCGTATTCGTTAATTTCGTGTCCATTAATAGGAGTACCACTAGCAGTCTGATAAAATAGTGGATTACCAAAGGTTGATACTAGTTCTCTCTGACTACCAATTAGATATGTGTTACCTGCGTTTGCGGCAGTTGTTCCAGGTGCGGTTCCAGTTCCGGTTCCACTGGTCTTGTCTTGGGCTGTTGCTACGATAATTGATGCTACTGTTCCAGCTGTATTTGCAACATAGTTGCTTTCATCAATTACTGTAACTTCTACGCCGGGTGATACTAAAGCCATGTTTTTTGCTCATCCTTCATATAAAGATTTATTAAATATATTTATCGAATGCAACGGAAAACACTGTATTTAGGGGCAACCTTTAAAGGATCATTAGTTCTACGCTGATAAGTAATAGCATGAGACCAGCATGTTTACAATGTCAGACCAACCCAGCCGCAGTAAATTATCATCGTAACGACAAGATTTACTATCGCAAATTATGCAATCAATGTCTTAAGGTTGAAAAAAAACTATCCACACCAAAGAAATCCAGGTGGCAACTAGCTGGGTATCAGAAAAAGGCGGCGTGTGAACAATGTGGATTTAAACCTGTGATGGCTGGCCAACTAGAAGTATTTCAAATCGACAGAAATCAGCAACACGTTGCCACTGCTAATTTAAGAACAGTTTGTCTTAATTGTAACTATGAGTTGTCTAGGACGGGATGGACTCAGGGAGATCTGACAGAAGATCTTTAACTACTTTATTTAAATCTTCTATGGATCCGTCATTTGTAATTAAATAATTTGGTGTAACGCCAGCCCAACTATATTCACTGGCATGAACATCTGGATACATTACATGCATATCATCTGGTTGCTTGGCTGCAAAGTCAAACCACAGTGGGTCTTCTCCACGCTTAACACGAACAATCACTCCGCCTAGTCTTCTCACCATGGCAATCTCATTGGGAAATCTAGCATCAGTGATTACTTTATTACTCTTGGAGTCTTTAAGCCTAGATTCCATGCTTAAAATCCAAGTGTCTTGGTGGAAATGATCACGGAAAACTTCTGTGCCTAATAGCTGCAATGCAAGTCTTGGACTAAAATCTGGAATATTTAAACGATCGCTCCACCAAGAATCAACTTGCTCACGCCATACTCTACTAGCAGGAGTAGTTCCTTCTAGCAGTGTTCTATCCCAATTAAAAATACTAGAGGCTGCATCTTTAAGTGAACTGGCAAAACTTTCATGCTCAAAACCTTGCTCAATTAGCATATCGCCAACTGTGCCTTTACCAGAACCTATTAATCCAATAATTCCTATTAACATGTGTTTATTATACTACGTTAAGATTTAAAAGCAAATAAAAAAATAATTAACCTATAATGAATGATAACGGATCGGAACCATCTACATAGTTCTTTAGATCTTCTTCGAGTTGCTGCATCTCTGCTTGTGCTTCTGCCTTTAGTGTGTCACCGTTAAGGCTCGTGCCGCCTTGTGGCCCAGCAATAGTGCTGAACTTGCTACGAGCTTCGCCTAATGTAAACTTAGCAAGTGCTAGACTGTAATCCTGTATCCAAGGCTGGATCTGTTGATCTTGTAGCAATCCAGATTCTGGTCTCGTATTATACACCCAGAGCACAACCTTTTCACCGCTAGCACTAAACTTACGCAAGAGTGTGACAGTTTTAGTTACTGGGTTAAATTCAAAGTTAACAAAGCCACCAAACATTCTAGCACTGAGTTCTTGATACTGATAATACATTTCGTAGGTTGCTTGACCACCCACACGCCCTGCTTGAAGCAAGTAAGTGTTAACAAATGCTGCTTCAAAAGGCTCAAATTGTGTTCCAGTGTCTGAACTACCACTGCCTACACTACGACGAAAAACCTGTCTTACTTCTTGTACTTCGTCAGGAAGAACATATTCCTGCTGATTTTCAAGGATGGATAAAAATAGATAACTACTTTCAACACTACTCCCGGCTCTTTGTCGATATTTACGCACTGCTTGGTCAATGCACATATCATAGTGCTCTGGATCCAGCTCGACGTCTACCATTTGGCCGCCTAAACGGAAGTAGATGTAATCAGTAATATCTTTTCGTAGTGTAGTTAGATCAGCCATTAATAAAAGTTCCTAAAACAGCAGGGGAATTTAATCCCCTGCTTCATATAGTATTTATTTAGAAACTTTAAGTAGTACTATGTGCTCGTTGAGGCGACCGTTCATTTTTGTCTCGGTTGCCTTGATGTCATCCATAAACTTCCGTAATACTACTTTGCCAGCTTTTCCAAACTCTGTAAGTTGTGCTTCTGGCTTCCGTAGTGTCTTTTGTACACTGAGGTTCTCATCAAAGAACTGCAATGTAGTTCCTTTAACCATTAAAGTTGTATGCTCTTGTGCTACATACTTGCCTAACTTGCGGTTCTTGGTATTAAATACCCAAAGTTCTGTAGCACCTACTACTGTAGTAGGATCAACACTAACAATTTTGTAACGATCATCGACCTTTTTAAATTTAAGTTTAGCAACCAGTTTATCAGCACTCTTGGGCTTGGGCTTACGAATTGCTCGTGTTGCTTTTTTAAGGTTAGCATATGCATCAAGGTCGCTAAACATTGTATCAAAGAACTTGATCATCTGTTTAATATCAGCCTTGCTAAGATGTTTATAGCCTTCTGCAAGATCTTCAGGACAATCTTTCTGTGTTAGGGCCTGAAACTCTGCTGCCACTGGCTCGTAGTAACTGCGAATCTTTCCGATATGCGCCTGGGCGACAGTATTTTTCTTAAGATAGTCAAACATTGCAGGAATGTCGTTGCTAGGTTGCAAGTCTGTCCATTCTTCAAACTGCCCAATAATGTCACTGAGCTGCTCACGCATACGTTCTTGTATGCTGGGCTTGTAGGTACTAACTTTAACTGTTTCTTCTGCCTTCTTTGCAGCAACAAGTTCTTTACCAGATTCTGCTAGTGCAGCAAGTTTATCTGTGTAGTA